ACTTCTTTGAAGTGAATTGTCACAAATGGACTTTCAAGTCTTGCTCCCTCTTGTAGGTGGTTTGAGAGAACCGGTGACGAGTGTGACGACTCTAACGAGTATAAAGTTAACTGTATTCGGTTCCAGTATGAATCGTTGAAAGGTGAATTTTGCTTATGTCTCAAAAGGGCTCTGCTATCCTGAGCGAGGATGTAAAATTTACGCAGGGAAATTCTCCTCCCGGCTTGGAGTTCACTACTCTAAGAAGACGACGATACAACGGGGATGTATCCAAGTACACGAAGGTGGTTAATAAGGTCGTCGGCACAATCCGCGAAGAATGGTGCGATAGAGTGCTTGCAGATCAAGGGTTTAGTTTAGGTGAGGAATATTCCCGATCCGAATACCAGCCCGAACAACTGTTTGATGCTTTTAAGAACTATGACGGTCCTAGTAAGTTCAACATTCGCGGTGACGAGAGGGCAGCTTTCACTCGAGCGGTGTCTAAAGTGGAATCACACTTTGCTGTGTTCTATGGATCTTTACAGCCTTTAAAGCTGGATTCAGATTTGTGGGATGTAGTAAAGAAAGAGACTTCGTCTGGTCTCCCATCACTTATGCCCAAACGTCTTGTGTTCGATCAAAGTATTGATAGGGCCACACGTTTACTTGAACGTGAACGTTTGTTTCTAGATGGAGCCGATCTCTCCGCTAGAAAAGACCTTCCGCCTCCCGAACCTTGTGTTGCGTTTTATCGAACGCAAGCGTCTATCAAGGATGGGAAGCCCAAAAAGAAGACCCGATTCGTATGGGGATTTCCTTTGGAAATGATCCTAATCGAGGCTCTTTATGCACGCCCGATCATTGACTGCCTTTTAACAGCAGTAACACCTATTAGCCTCGGCTACCGAAAGTCTGAGCTTGGTGCAATGATGGCTTCAACTGCATGGTGGCCTGTTACGGGTACTTTTGATTGGTCCAAGTGGGATTCAAACGTTCCGACCCAACTCGTATCAGAGAGTTTTCGCATAGCTCGAAAATTCTTTAGAGAGGTCGACGAGTCTGCGTGGCATCTAATCACTTCGTACTTTGCGACGTGCGGTGTGGTAATGCCGGATTCCTTCCTTTACACACGACGTAGAAAGGGGATCCCGTCTGGGTCATTCTTCACTTCAATTATTGGTTCCATAGCTAACATGATAGCAATTCACTTCTTGGCTTACCTCCAAGGGCTCAATGTGATTGGAATACATGTGTATGGAGATGACTCGCGAGTTGGTTTCACAGGTAACATCGACGTCAAACGCTTAGAACAGGACGGTTCTAGATGCTTCGGGATGAAACTTAATTTGGAAAAGTTAAGTTATGGGGGTCCGAATGTTTCCCCTCGTTATCTCGGACATGATTGGTATCGCGGTCGTATCCGCAGACCAGTGGTTGAAACTGCTCAGCGAATAATCTATCCTGAAAGGTATAATCCTGAATGGTATGAGGATCGCTATTCAAAGCTGATCAGCCTATATGGTGACAACGTCGATGCATGGCCACTGATCTTAAAGATCTTGAAAGAGAAAGGACTAGCCCTCCGCTTTGGATCAGGTGAACAGTTCTTGCTTGGTCAATTTCGGGACACAGCAGGATTTACCGAAACTGAAAGTCCGGAGTTAAGGGGTCAGCGGAAAAGGTTTGCGGCAGCTACCTTCAAGTGACCCG